GTATTGTTGAAGCGTCCTTACGCTGTTGTTCGTTACTCAGGCATTTAATAGATAGGGCGGTCTTATGGACTGCCCAATCTAGCTGATGTAAGATAGGATAGGCGGGAGAAATCCCGTCTTTCTAAATATCAAAAAGGATAACGAAAATGGCTAAAATTTATGTTTTTTCAACGCTGGCGAATGACCAACTTTATACAAATTGGACTGCTGGTGGTGGTGACGTTCCTATTAAAGGACACGCTGTTCTCATCAAAGGTGGAACAGGGGTAGCAAATGATCGTTTGATTACTCCATTGGGAGTATCAACAGAAATTACTGATTATGACCTTGAAGAGCTCGAAAAGAACCCTTCATTTAAAGATCATGAGAAAAATGGTTTTATCGTGGTAAAAGCCAAAAAAGCAGAAGCCGAAAAGGTAGCTGCAGATATGAATTTAAAAGATGAATCTGCACCTATGACTGACGCAGATTACAAAAATGATGATGGACCAAAAGTCGGGCTTAAATAAAAATGACAACCATTACCCCAGCCTACAACGATGAAGCGTTTAGGAATCAGTTTCCTCAATTTGAGAATACGACACTGTTTCCACCTGCTCAACTTGAAGGTTGGTGGGATATGGGTACTGCGTACATTAATATCGACAATAATTATCCTTGGAATTTCAAGACTAAGCAGCTCCAGTTAGCTATTGATTTGATGTGCGCTCATTTGGCAGCCTCTTTTAGTCTCATTAATGCTGGCATTCCTGCTGTTGTAGTTCAAGGATCCACTGAAGGTTCTGTCAGCATTTCTTTAGTTCCTCCTCCAGCCAAAACAGCATTTGGCTGGTGGTTGGCTACTACTCCATACGGCAACCAGCTAAGGGCTTTATTGAGAGTGGTTGCTAACGTAGGATTATATGTAGGTGGAAGCCCTGAGAATCAAGGCTTTCGTAGAGCTGGTGGGTTTTTTGGATGAAACAATTAAACCTCGACAAGATCAAGGCAACGCTCGAGCGTATCCCTGAAGAATTCGAGGGTATGGTAGCCCAAGTGGGTTTTCCATCGGGAATCAACTATGAAGACGGCACTTCTGTCGCTTATGTAGCAGCAATACAAGAATTTGGTGCTCCTGCTGTAAATATTCCACCAAGACCATTCATGCAGCCAACAGTCAAGGCAAAAAAAGACTATTGGACCAAGATTATTGAAAAACAGCTTCCTAAAGTAGCAAAGGGAGAAATGACTGCTTTTGACGTATTGGATTTAGTGGGAATTGATGCTGCTGCCGATATTCAAACAACAATTTCTAGTATTTATTCTCCCCCTAATTCTCCTGCCACAATTAGGCGCAAAGGATCTTCAAAACCATTAGTAGATACCGGGCTTATGCTGGCATCGGTGCAAAATGCAGTAAATAAAGAAGGTTCAGACTTTACGGCTAAGGGTGGCAAATGAATATTCGGGGCATAGCCAATAAATATATTCAAGTTACAAATAAGAACCAATTAATTAATTGGGTTCAATCTAATGGATATGTGACCGATGACGCAGGAAAACGCACTCCTAAGACCTTAACTTTGACAGTCGAGGCGCAGATACAGGCTTTAAGCGCAACCGATTTAAAGCACATTGATGGGCTTAATATCACGGGTGTTATGAGATCCGTTTATATGTATGGAAACGCTGCTGGTGTAGTCCGGGCAGATCAAATCGGTGGGGATATTTTGGTATTCCCTGAAGTTCCCGGTGGATGCAATAAAAATTGGTTAATTAATCAAGTCATTGAAACATGGTCTGATTGGTGTCATGTCATCGTAACTTTACAAGTGGAATAAATTATGCAAATCAACGTAGGAACAACCCCCGGTCAAGCAGCAAGTGCTGAAATTGCAATAGATTCATTTGGTAATGCCATTGGTGGTATTCCAACTTATTCGGTGGTGGCATCTGATCTTATACCAGTAGCTACGGCTACTGACATTTTTCAATTAGTTGGATCTGCAACCAAAACTATCAAAATTACTCGTATTAAAATGTCCGCTGATTCTACTGGTGCAGCTGAAGTAGATTTTTATGGATACAAGAGAACTACTGCCAATACTGGTGGAACGATTACCCATCCAACACCAACCAAATATGATTCTTTAAATTCTGCCCCTACGGCAGTGGTGAATCAATATTCTGCAAATCCAACCACTTTGGGTACTGGCACTTTGTTTGCTGCTACTCAATTTGTTTGCCCTTCAGCTTTGACTGGAAGTGGAATCCCCATTTTCCCTATTGATACCTCTTTTGGAATAAGAAACAATCAAGCTCTTATATTACGAGGGGTTAATGAAAGCATTAGTATTTCTTTGGGTGGTAATGCAATTCCCGATGGTCTTACGATCTATTTAACGATTGAATGGACAGAAGAATAATATGTCAGTTATTTTGGACATCAATGACCAAGATATTTTTAAGGCTATGAGAGTCTTTATTCAGAGCTTTGTGCCGTCTACTGTTCAGGTGGTTCAAGCTCAGGATAATAGAGTCCCAATGCCTAAAGGTGGATTTATCACCATGAATAATACCGGTATGGATCGTTTATCCTTTAATATTGATAATTATGAATCAGTATTAGAAGGAAAAACCATTCTTACCCCAACAAGATATTCAATGCAGTTAGATTTTTATGGTCCCGATTCTCAAGTTTGGGCTATGCAAACTATGGCATTGTTTAGGGATGAGTATGCAACGGAGTTATTCCCGCCTAATATTCAACCTTTGTATGCAGACGATCCAGTTCAAATTCCGCTTATTGATGGCGAAGCCCAATATGAGCAACGATGGAAATTGGTGGCGAGTTTACAATACAACCCAATACTTTCAACTACACATCAATCTATGATTGCTGTGGACATTGAACTGGCTCCAATCGACCAGACCTTTAAACCCTAGGAGAATTTATGAGCACCATTCCTTTTTCAGAAGTAGTACAGGTAGTTCCATCGGTCTTGTCGGCTGGTGGACAGGCAGTAGACTTAAATGGCTTGTTTTTGACTCAAAATGCTTATGCCCCTAATGGTCAGATTTTAGAATTCTCTGATGCTGCTGGAGTTCAAAGCTATTTTGGAGCTAGTTCAACAGAAGCCCAATTAGCTACTATTTACTTTAATGGCTATACAAACGGTACTCAACTGCCCGGCTCATTGCTAATGACTCGTTATCCTGAGACAGCTATTGCTGGCTTTATGCGTGGCGGATCTGTAGCTTCTATGACTTTAGGCGAATTACAGGCTCTTTCAGGCACTTTAGCTTTGACTGTTGGCGGTACATTATTTGCTTCTGCAACAATCAATTTGGCTACTGCTACAAGCCCTAGCGATGCTGCAACTAAGATTCAGGCTGGATTTACAGCCCCAACCTTTACAGTAACCTATGATTCAGTTCACGGTGCTTATGTATTTACTACAAGCACTACTGGTGCTGCTGAAACCATTACTGTATGCGGTACAGACTCATTTGCTACTAGTTTGGCTTTGACAGCAGCTACAGGCGCAATTACCTCCCAAGGTTCTGACGCTACAAACCCTACAGACTTTATGACTGGTATTTTGACTAAAAATCAAAACTGGGCAACATTTATGACTGTTTGGGAAGCTACTCTTGCTGATAAAAAGGCTTTTGCTGACTGGTCCAATTCTGCTGCTCCTCGCTGGTTATATGTTGCTCAGGACACAAGCATTGCCGTATTAACTGCGAATAATACCGTTACCTTTGGTAACTATTTGCAAGTCAATGATCTAGTAGGCACTTGTGCTATTTATGGTGATTCAACATTAGCTGCATTTGTTTGCGGATTTGCTGCTTCTTTGAATTTCACCCGCTTAAATGGTCGTGCGACCCTTTGCTTTAAATCACAATCAGGTTTAGTTGCTTCTGTAAGCAATTCAACTGATTATGCAGCCGTATTAAGCAATGGTTACAACTGCTATGGTGCTTTTGGCTCTAATAACCCAGCTAACAATGCTAACTGGTTTACACCGGGCTCAGTCTCAGGTAATTGGTTATGGGCTGATACCTACTTAAATCAAATTTGGCTTAATGCAAATCTCCAATTAGCTATGGTCAATCTTTTGGAGCAAGTAGGCGCAGTTCCTTATAACGCACAAGGCAATAGCTTGATTTACTCTGCTGCTCTTGATCCAATCAATGCAGGTTTAAACTTTGGCGCAATCCGCAAAGGTATTCAAGTTTCTTCTGCTCAAGCTGCTGAAATCCAATATGCGCTAGGATTTAACGCTGCTCCTACGATTGCTGCTCAAGGCTTTTATTTGCAGATTCTTCCTGCGACTGCTCAGACTCGTGTTGCTCGTCAATCCCCTCCAATTACTCTATTTTATCAGGATGGAGAAGCGGTACAGCAGATTGTCATGGCTTCTATAGCAATTCAGTAATGTTAGAAAAATATTGTCCTTTATGTAATAAAACTCTTTCTTTT